GCCTCGCTAAACACGATCTTGCTGTTGTCTGTCGCATCCCGATCTATGCCAACATTGCCGCTTGGCGCATCGTACGTTATTGCGTACGCCGTATCTGCTGCTGCAGCAGTAACATCCGTTGTGCGGTAAAACGAGGCGTGACCGTCCTCTAAGACGATCTGCACAAACGCACCATCCTTGGATACAACAGGATACTTGTATTCACGATCCCATAAGATAACGCCATCTTCTGCCGCGCTGTCATAATCGCGTCTGTGCGTAAGAAAAGAGCGTGTCCTCATAAGCCACGCACTAAACTTCTCTGCCCATACCTTAAAATCTGGGCCTATTGGGGGCGCACCATAGAAACTCATCGTTTGCTACCCTGCCGCGCATCAAGACGCATGACACCCACACGCCAATCCGCTGCCTCTGCACCCTCAACGCGCATTCTAACCTGACGACCTTGGAAGCGTACAGATGTTGGGTTTGCCGTGTTAAATGGCCCCTTTTCTGTTTCCGTTGCATTCGGGTAGTTGCGCACCTTAAACTTCAAATCCACATCGCCCTGCGTTTTTTCATCAGGTATGACGTTGGTGACTTTCATCAGACGCTCACCAGTGCCAATGGCAATTGGGCCTGTCTCTGCGTATGGTGTCGCCCCATCATAATCAAAACCAACTTCATGCTCATACACAACGCCATCTGATTTAACCAAGAACGGCAAGCGGAATACGCCGCGATCCACACCCGCAGTGCGATCCATGTCGCCAGTTGACCAGATGTTTTCAACGTAATCATATGCAACGTACTTGTCGCATTCATCGCTATCCTGTGATTGATACACCCACCAGACTTCATTCCACTGGCTGTTGACCATAGCCTGCACCTTAGATGCTTGGTCATAATTGATATTACTAAATACCAGATCAGCGACCTCGCACGGTATTTCGCGCACTTGACCGCCAGAATAGATGAAGAAGCCACGACGACCCATCCAGATCACGCCAGCGTCAACAGATGCATATGCACCCGCCGCAATCAATCCACACGCCGTACCGACACGCTCAAAGCCGTATACAAACGGTGGGCCTTGGTATGTCATTGTATGCGCGTCTTGGTCTGTAAGGATCAAAGACTGACCGCGTGTGCGTACACCCGCTAGGATCGTGCCGTTGGTTTGCAGTTCAATGTCACCAGCTTGGTTTGTCGCCGCCGCTGTCCATGTGTTGTAATCTTCCTGATCTGACCATGCCACACGCTTTGAAGATGACTGAGACACGCTGTAATCCGCTGCAAGAGCCACCAAGAAGCGTTCCTCTGTTACGAATGTCGCTGTGCAGCCCGTAGGCGCGTTTGTGACCGCCGTTAGATCGTTGGCTGTTTCCAAGTCCCATGAGTAGATAACGCCATCGTCAGACGAACATGCGATTAGTTCCTCACCCCAGTTATCTAGTGACCATGTAGTTGCGCGTAGAATAGAACCTAAGTCTGGACGCGCTACGCCCCAACCAAACAAGCCCCAGCCACCTGAACCCCAGCCAGTGTTGACCGTTGCATCTACGCGGCCCGTTGTAAGTGCGCTGGGTGTAATGTCTGCCGTAATAGAGCTTTCCAGCATAGCTGTCACAGTGTCGTGCGATCCGAATGCAGCGAAACGCTCACCGTCATTGTCTACCCAACAATGGACACCGCGAACAACACCGCCAGCATCTACTGGGCTATTATCGGACTGTGCGCGTGGCCTCCAACCGCCAATCGGACGCAAGGCATCCTCATGCCAACGCACTAGGTTTACGTCACGCCAGCGACCCTGAGATTGATACTCTGTGCCGTTTGCGTACTGCCCCTTGGGGATGTTTAGCGGGACTAAAGACATATAGAAACTCCCATTGATTTACGAATTTCCGTTCCAGACACAGATTGTATATCTTCATTGAAAAACTCTTGCTCAATAGTATACCCTACTTTTCTGCCATATGTAATATTTGTTACATTAGGAACACGTTGGACAACGTATTGACCTTGGTAGAACGGCTCTAAATCACGGTCTATAAAATCTTTTACAGTTTTAAAATCAAAGGGATTGTTAGAGTTGGTGCCGCAGCAACCACGAACTTGTATCACAACCTGCCCTGTCTTTTGAACGGCTCTATCAAATAAAGCCCTGTGACCTGTATGCCAAGGTTGCCATCTACCAAGCATTTGAACAGTGTCTTTAGTCCAATCAAACTCAGGTCTGCGCTTGTTTTCTTTAATATAGCTTGCAATAAATAACGCCCATTTTTCAGCGTTTTTTTCTGTAATCCTAAAGTCGTAATGAGAAGGCTTAGTGAACATTTTATTCGTGTCTTCAAAACGACTTTCAAGTAACGTGTCTACCCAAACGATCCAATCTGCTGAAAACAAATTTCTAAACTCGTCAAGAGGTGCAACAAAATCGGCAATGACGTAGTTAGCACTGGAAGACTTGCATAAGTCTCTCATGCGTTTCGCTTGACGCAATCTGCCGCTATAAGAAAAGTCCCAATCATTAGCCATTTCTCGCACAACATCTGCATTATATAGCTGTGCGCCTAAATGCCCCTGCAGAGCTTTAGCTAAAGTTGTCTTCCCTGAATTGGGAAGCCCCATGATAAGAACGCTAACCATTTAAATTAAGGCTTTGTAGGCCAGTCAGCATCTTCCAAATTGGGCCAGTTGGCGTGTGTGGTTATGTCACGCAATGCTTGGCGGTAATCTGCCCATTCAGAAGATAGAGTGTTATCACTCAACGCCATCCAATCAGTTTCAGCTAAAAGCGCATCTCGCTTTTCACGACCAGCACTTTCAGCAGCAGCAGCCGCTTTTACTGCAAGCTCCGCGATTAAGGCTTCTTTTTCTTCAGGAGTATATTTCTGCACAATTTCCCATTGCTGCACAAAAACACCGTTATTCTCAACAGGGGGTAGCTCCCTAGCTTCCTCAAACTGAGAGTTATATTCCTCTGGGTCAGCCAACTGAAAGGGTGCAAATCCGTACTCCCTAACGTTTACGTTAGACATATCTGCGGGAAAGCTGACGTTTTTATTTTCAAAACGTATGCGCTGAACCGCGAGAGGCCATTCTATCGGCGTATCGTTTTCTAATTTAACATACATAGTGCTTTTCTCCTATATCACACGCAAACCATCATACAACGCATTCGTCATTTCGTCACTTATTTGCTGAATATTTTGGGGCAGGCCAATATTATTCTCACGAAACTTTATTTCTTGCCTAACCTCATGCATACCGACAAGGCCGTACACATCATCATTTTCAACAAATACCTGCTTTATCGTATCAAAGTCGTGCGCAAAGGGATCAATCTCACAATGCTCATATATTTTCTCTAATACCATAGAAGGATTTTCTACAAGTGATTTGTATGTCACAAACAAAAACCCCTCATCACGAATGTATTTGGCATATTTAATGCCTTCAAGAGGCAAGGTAAGCGGGTCTGTATTTGGCAAAAGAAGGTCTGTATACACATCACCGACCCAACCGTTATCTAACCTAAGTTTTGCAAAAGACCTTACAATTTCATCTACGGGACGAATTAAAACAACCACTTTTGGATTTTCATCTATGTAACGCTTTATCATCTGATGGTTTTCATAGAGCGTCCAAGTACGACATTTATCAAAGACAATATCCTTGCTGACAGACTTATAATACAAAGCGGGAAGCTCTGTCATAATATCCTTGCTAGTTTCCTCTAATCTGCGACTTGCCTTTAAAGCGTCTTCTGCTGGGCCATTTATTGAACACTGCATATCCCACATCATCTGACATAAAGCAGAACGCCCCTCTGAGTACACAGAAGGGTTCTGCATCAAAATGTTTGAAAGCAGCGTAGAGCCTGTTCGCGGCAGTCCACTTATATAGCAAAGTCTTTGCTTCATTACGGAGTGCCAACATCCGTAGTTGGAAACTGGCGTGTATCGCCCGGGAAAATTATCCGCACGGCACCATTCGCTCCCGCCGCGTTCCCTGCTCCGTTGGCTTGCGTTGACTGTCCACCTTTGCCAACAACTACTGTGTAAGATGTGCCGGGGCTAACCGTTATGTTGTTTTTATAAGCTAATCCGCCGCCGCCGCCACTTTTATAGCTTGTAGAGCCGAATGCCCCACCGCCACCGCCAAAGTAGCCCGGTGAGCCGTATTTTGCAAAAGTGCCGCCGCTACCGTCACTACCGCCGCCACCGCTGTTGACACTAGCTGCCGTACCACCAGCACCGCTAGTGCCTTCTCCAAAAACATTAACACCGCCACCAGCAGACCATCCAAGGCCACCGCCGCCGCCACCACCAGCACCGCCGCCGGAACCTGCTGTTCCCGCAACATAACTGCCACCGCCGCCGCCGCCGTTACCAGAGTAGCCTGCCGCACCGCCGCCACCACGGCTTCCGCCTTGACCGCCACTGTTGTTAGCATCACCGCCAGATGCAGTGCCGCCAGCATTGGTTGCATTGTTGCCAGCCGCGCCGCCATTAGCCTGAACGACTGTGCCTCCCACCGTTATTTTAGATAAACCACCAGCTTCTGATCCAACAACATGACCTGAACCTCCTGCACCAACAACAACAACGCTAATAGACGTTACTCCATCGGGGCATGTCCAAGAATATGTCCCTGGAACTGCAAATAAACTTTCACCTCTAGGCACTTCGTCTACTCCTCCTACCATTAAAGTTTTTTTCCAACTACTCATTAGAAAAGTCTCCTAAGTCATCTGTTACGACGGCGTTTTCAAATCTTTACCCGCAGTAAAACCGTACCAAGTGGTGCCGCCATCATGCGTGTAAAAAACAAACTGATCTACTGCTGAAGCGGTATCGGTAAGGGTGGGGGCGGTGCCGCTAGGAAAGTCTACCGATGCAGGCCACGCAATAGTGTAACCGCTGGCACTCGCATCCTGTATTACCTTGAGAGAAAACCCATAAGCCGTACCACTTGCGGGGGGATTACTCCATGTAAACGTACTTACATTCTCGCTCAGAGTTAGTGAAAATACGTTACCCGTTTCACAGTTAAGTGTGGCCGTACCGCTAGATGAAGTAATTGCAGAAAACGTATCGTTATAGCTTTTTGCTTTTAGCTCTTCTGATATATTAACATCGCCATTCGCATCCGCAGTTACCACTTTGCTTGCTTCTGTAAGGCCAAGCGTTGTGATGTCATTGTAGTTTAGCTCCGCAGTCGTCGCTGTAACGCCTTCTAGAATATTTAACTCCGCTGCCGATGCTGTAATACCCAGCGTGGTTAGCGTTGTCGCGTCAATAATTGCCCTGACGTTCGCCGCAGCACCAGAGCCATCGCAGTAGATGATACCAGTTGATCCATTGGCTACAGTGACATTATCACCAGTGCCTTGCGTAAATGTGCAGTCATATCCGCTATTGTTATCTACAAGGTAAAACTTAGTTGCATCGTTTGGACTTACTGTGATCGTGCAATCCTCTGTCGCGCCAGATAGCACAAGAACTTTATACATCCCGTCATCCAAGCTGTCGCCTGTCGTACCGTCTGTTGTGCTTAGAGTGTGTGCCGCAGCAGAGGATGATAGATCAATCGTGCCAACGCCAGATGCTGCACGATCTAAGATGTCAAAGTTACGGTTTGTAATCTGACCCCATGTATCTGTCTTTTCACCGTCAGCGATTTTTTCAACCGCGTTGTTAAGTGTCCAAGTGCTTGCCATATCAAATTCCTTTGCTTATCGGCATCTTACCGCTTTTATGCCGCAGCGTCTACGGATAGTACGCCGTACCATGTTGTTCCGCCATCTCTTGTCCAGAATACGTAAATGTCAGTTTCACCACTTGCGGGTGCATCAGGTGCAGTACCACCCGCCCAATCTACTGAGGTAGGCCATGTGACTGTGCCACCGTTGCCTGTTAGCTCTAGGACAAAACCAGTAGACCATGCGTTAGTCACACTGTTAAATGTAAACGTAGTATTGCCTGTCATCGTTAAGCTAAATGCTTGGGCAGTGTCGCAGTTTACCGTGACAGATGTGCCTGATA